GCCTGTTCAATCGAATCAAGAGATATCTGATGTCGTTGTTTCGGTAAGCGATATAGCTAGACAAGTTGAAAGGGTAGTTACCCAAGTAGACAGAAAGCTTGTGATAATTTCTAACATCGTAGCAAAGAAAATGCAAAACAAAAATATAGATTCTTATGCTCAGATCAACAATGAAATTTTTATCCAACCCACAATGACTAATATAAATATAGATGAGTACACCAACGCCACATATGTGGATATAAGAAACATTTACCCAAATCAAACTTACGAGGATAGACTATGGACATCAAGACAATAGCGACTGGTGTTGGATTGGTAATAACGATTGCTGGACTTTTTGTTTTTCAAGGACAATTGATTGAAAGAGTTGAAGTTCTGGAATCGAAAGTTGTCGATACCAAACCAATTGAAAAAGAAATCATTGCGATTAAAAAAGATATTGAGCAATTGCAAAACAAGAGTAGAAACCCCTTGTCACAATAGCTCATATAATAAGCTTATATACCCCAAAATCGCCTAGAATTTAGTCCAGTCTACAGACATATCGGATTGTGCTTCCCATTCCTGTAATAGCTCATTCTCTGAAATGTTGTGCAATTGCTCAAATCCTCTGCGACCTAGCCCATGATAGCCAGTATTACCCCTATGATGTTCAACACATAACGGAATACATTTGACCCCACGCTGAGACATACCTTGTCCACTTCTGAGATGATGTACTTCCGTTTGTGTTTTCTGTTTTTCATTTAATACTTTGCAAAGAATACATCCGTCTTCTTTCATAGCCAGATATATCCTTTGCATTTCTTTTTTCTTATTCACTTTGCCTTTGATAAGTTTCTTGTGCTTTCTTTTTTCTTTACTAAAAACCCATAATGACACAATCTATCTATGACAATTTGTGCTTGGCTTCTGTATCTAAACCCCATATGTTTAGCTACCTCAGTTATCGTTGGACTAAAGTCGTGTTTGTCAATGTACTCATTAACAAATAACAATACTTTGTTTTGATTTTCTGTAAGCCATATTCCATTTACCTCTATCATTAGAATGGTGGTTCCTCCGCATTGAATGTTATCTTCTCATCTGCAACTTCTTTAGTTTGATCTTTTGAACCAAAGCTTAGTTCATTAACCTTTACTGTAAGTACATTGTTGCCGTCTGTATCTTGCCAGATGTTTGGCGTACCAATGATAAGTAACTGCTTACCTTTACCAGCGTCTCCCTCCAGATATGGTCTGAGCTTATCAAGTCTTGTTGCTTTTTGGTTGTCCCACATTTGACAGTTAAACCATGAGGGTTTCTGTTCTTTGGTTGCACTATCATATTGATTGACTGCGATACTGAATTTTAAATATCCAGTACCACTCTTTGCTTCTTTGTATTCAGCTCCTTTACCCATGTTGCCGAACAATGTTATTTGTGCATACGCCATTATTTTTTCTCCTGTTGTTTAATTATTTCTTTCTTTCTTTTAGTTACAATACCTATGTAATGTTCTTTCTCTTGCTCACCTAAGTATTTGCAAAACCATATTTTTTGTTCGCCATTATCGTTGAACTTCATGAACTCTTTATCATCCATAACTTCCGTAGCTGTAAGTACACTCATTAAACCTAATGGAAACTGATTTCTCCAGAGTGCTTCTTCTTTATCTTCTATCAAATTGATTTCATCTCCAGAAGCATATTCTCCACCAGCTAATCCCATAGAAGCTAACGCTCTACCTATTGCTGATGTTTCGCAGTTTTCCAAAGCTGACAATTTATTTACAGGTCCGTTGTCTTTATGTTCATATGCAAGACCACTGCCTACAATTCTTCCCTCTATGTTTTTGACAACACATTTAACTGCTACCATGTTATCGCCAGTTAGTTCTGTAACTACTTCGGTTTCAATGCCATAGTCCCAACCGACTGTTCTTCTAAAACAAAGTACTCTGTCAACAACCATAGAATATTTCTTTCCACGAAAGTCAATGCCGCTGTTAACTCTTATTTTATCTACTTGATCTATCAGTTGATTGATTTCTTCAAGTGTGTTATTAATATTATTTTTCATATTATTTTACTCCGTACGCTATTTATCAATAGTTATTACTATTGTATTGTTTTTGTTTCTAGTAGCTGAGACCCCATGTCCAGATACCTTTCTTACATCATCATCTACCATAGACTTTAGTTCTTCGTTTAGTTCTTTTACTTTTCTAAACTCAGGCGTGCTAAGTTCTATTTGTTTGATGTCCTGTTTACATTTTTTGTACTCTTTAGCAAATGTAGACCAGCGTTTATTGTCTGTATAATCAATAGTCTTCATGCCATTAAGTACAATTTCTTTTGGTGTACTTTTATCAAAGATTTCAAAACCTGTTGGGTCTTCATTCTTTTCTACATAGTGCCAAAATGCTTTTTCTCTTTTGTAAAGCTCGTTACAAAATGTTGTATCAATATCTACCGTCATTGTTTGGTGTTTAGCATTACCAAAAATTACACTTAGTATCATGTAATCAATTTTTTTACACCACTTAGCCAGAGGATGTGTGCCTGTTTCTATCATGAAATTAAACAACATCATATAGTGATTTAGCTGCGCATGATATTGCTCTGCAACGGTGTAGATATCACGCCTGTCATGTGTGTGTTTGCACTCAACAGGTATGCCGTCTTTTGTGATAGCGTCAAGTTGACCTGTCATAAACTCATGTTGAGGTAGATCAATTGATTGTTTGTACTCAACATTTAGCTCATGTGCCATGAAGTCCAGATTAGTTTTTTCTGTAGCTATACCAATCTGTACTGGTAAAGTCCATGTCAAATCTTCTGGTTCAGCCAAGCCACGCTTTATTCTATTTAGTTCAAGCCAGTCGCCATTGTAAATTTTGTTAGCGTCTGACCCTCCTATACCTTTGGTTCTATCCTGTTTCATTGTTTGCTCCTTTGTTGTGTAGTTCTCTAACTATATCTTCAATCATGTATGACAATTCCTTTCTGATTAAGCCGTCTGATACTGCATACCATTTATCTTCTTCTGTTTGTAAAACATCTCCAGATGTATTGCAGTATGTAATATAGTCATCAACCATGTTTGTTAATTCCTTTTTAAGTTTGTCCATATTTTTTTTGTGTTTCTTAAAAAAGTATTCAGAAGCTATTTTTCTTAGTTTTTCGTATTTATACTTAATCATCTATTGCTCCTAAAAAAGTTACTTTTCTTTTCGGAAAACAATCCATGCTATTAACTGGATGAAAGTCTTTTAGATTTTTTATTCTCCTTGTTCTTTTGTTTGATAGTGCATAGTCAACCAAATATTTTTCGTTAACATCTGCAAGATACAATACTATTCTCATATTTTTTTCTCCAAATATTTATTATCTGGAAACCCATTCTCCAGATAGTGTTCATATGTACATATCGTATGTATTTTTTTACGATAATACTTTGTGTGTGTCTGATAAATTGGTTCACATTTACCGACAAACTCGCTTGGTATTGGCAACCTTGCATACTTGTATGTAGCTACAACATCTTTGGTTACAAGTGTCATAACTTCATTTGGATATTTATTCAATACCTCAAAATACATATGCAATCCCAGATCAGTTGGTATCTTGACCTGAAATGTTTCGGCTATTGTTTGCAAACACAATGCAATATGTCCGTCACTTTTAGTTGTCAACATTTTTTTCATTTCAAGTAATAGCTTTGATATGTCCTTTTTGTAAGCTATTTCGTGTACCTTTCTCCTCTGAATTAGTATTTCCATTTCGTTGGTCAACCACTCCAGATATGCGACTTCGTTGTTCTGAAATAGTTTCGGTAGGTTTTTGAGTACCACGCTCTCTGCTCCACTTGGCTGACTGTCTGCACCATGCTCTAAATCTGATGTTCCAGTTAGCGTAAGTTGACCCAGTTGCGATGTAATGGTCTCTGAATTGTAAGATTTCATATTCAATGTCTAGCTCCTCGCCAAAATTTTCTTGGCATTCATATTTTATTTTTTCTATTGGTTGCCAATCTTCTGTCATTGGCGTGACTTCTATCTTCATACTTTCTCCTGTTGTGGATAGACAGGAGTTCAGCCATTAGTAAACCTGTCTATCCGTTATACCAGATACTGCATTGTGCATTGTCTGGGTTAAATCAAATCATACATATCGCAATAGACTTCTATATCTCTATCGAAATTGTAATCATCCGCTACGCTGCTTCTTGTTTCAAAGAAGTCTGGCTTTTGTCTATACTGCATATACATTCTACCATAGTACGCCTTGTAGTTGTTGTTTAATTTGAATATATCTCCAACAGTATCTTCGTCTCTATGCCACCTGATAATGCTAAGAATATCCTCAATCGAATATCGGTTTCTTTTCTTAGCACTTTCATCAGCATATTGAACAATTAAATGAAACACATTTAAGTTGTTGCGATGAAATTTACTGAAGTTATTATCAATAAATACATCTTCGATATGGTCACTATCTAATTGATCTATTAATGTATCTTTAAGTCTTCCCATTTATATTCTCCTCGTAATGTTTATTAAGCAAATAATTAGCTACCTTGATAGCGTCTGTCAGTTTACTTGCAACTGTTTCTTTCTTGTATTTAATTAGCCAATTAGAAACTACCATTAATGTGTTAGCGTCTAATGTGCCATACTCTTTTATTTCTTGTTGTCTCATATTTTTTCTCCTATATTAAAAGTAAATCTTGTTGTCCAGATGTTTCGACTTTGTCATTTATTTTATGCCAGTCGTCCCCCGGTATTCTTTCTTTCATTATTTCCATATTGTGTATCGACAATATCTTAATCATGTAGCCGTGCAGATACTCCACTTGTTCAGGTAAATCTAATTTGATAGAAGTAATAACATTACTTTTGTATCCAGTTTCTGTTAAGCCAACAATACCAATTGGGTTATTAACATCACGATTATCTTCATGCGGATTTGTAGAATGAAACTCCGTCCAAAGAAAATAGTATTTCTCTTTTCTAAATTCTTGATATAGTTTGCTGCCGAAATCAATCTTATCTTTCCCAGTAAACTTGTAATATCTTTCATCGCCCTCATAACATCTGTCAAACCTGTATGTCTGCCAGACTTTTTGACCTCGATAAATCTCTAAGAATGTGCCTTTCATGTACCTTGTATTCATAATTTTTAATACCTCAAAAATAAACAATAAAAGTTATTGTTAAAGCTACAAGTAAACTCATAACCCAGAACCCAACAAACTCATATTCGCCAACTGTCCAGAGGGTATGAAGATACAGTGCTAATGCTACAACTAAGGCACAAAAACAAAATGCACCTAGTCCGATATACATACATACAATTTCGTTAGTCATCTTTTTTCTCCATATATTTTTTAGCTTCTTGTAGTATCTCAGGCAAACTACATCCCTCTGATACTTCTTCTTCTTCGAGAAGACATTCAATGCTATCTATCAAGTCTTCGATAAATTGATTACTTACTTTAATCATTTTTATTCTCCATTGGTTTGTCTCTCATTTGATATCTAGATTGGTTCTTCATCATTGAACCAACGAAATTTAAAACATCTGGAATGTTTTTAACATCAACTATTATTCCACCGTCAATAAATCTGCCGTTTAGAAATACATCAAAATCTGTACCACCTGACTGTGTGCTATCACGCATTACAATTTCAATTAATGTTTCGTCATTTATATATTCTTTCATTTTATTTTCTCCTGTCACGATCGCATGGAACTTTGTTCCCTGCGGCCGTGACTTTTTTTATTTAGTGTTGTGTCCTTGAAAATTCAACCAGACCATTTTGTAATGCAAAGCTTGGGACCAATGCTTCATCGTTTCCAAGCTCCACTTCTTGAATTTGTCCAGACTTCAAACGCTTTTTGATTTCTTTGGTATCCATGCCAAGCCATTGGTTTCTATGCTTTGCAGTTGTTGTCGAATACTCCCAGAGTTTCGCACCCCTGAAGATAGAACTATTAAGAATGACAACATTGCTTGATGTGTTCCAGATACCAATCAGTCTGTTGTAACTTAACAAAGACTGATTTTCATTGAATGTCACAATGTGACTGTTCAAGCCGATACGCTCGACACTTACTGACGGTAATGTTTCCATATTATTTTTCCTCATATTATTTAATTAGATATCTGGACACATCTGCCCAGATACCATAATTAATATTATACAATTTGTACTATGATAGTACAACCTTATCATAGTTTTTTCGTGGACTAAATTTAGGGCGTATTGGAACAATGTTCTCACGCTTTCTAGGTGCAACCCACGGCTGACCAGATAACTGGTGATATACCTCAGCTAGTCTATCAATTGTCATCTGATGATTTTTCATAGAACATTGATGATAAGATGACCTTTCATCCAAGTCTGATAAAGCGTCATTGTCACGCTCATCTTTTGGTAAAGCTGATTGTTCAGCTATTTTAGAAAGCACCAGAGATTGAGCTTTTTCAATCCTAAGCTTCATGTAGTAGAAGCTATCGCATAAACCCTTGACTGCATAAGTACTAGGATTATTCTCTGGTTTAGAAGTGCTTGGTGCTTCTATGTTTTTAGCATTATCAAAATGTAGTTTGATTATACTATCTATTGTCATATTGTTTTTTGTCATTTTTATATCCTCGCCAGATCACTGGCGTTTTTGTTAAGTGCGACAGCTATGCAGACAAAGTCAGAGCCGTGGC